TGACTTGACACATAAGCAATGGTTGATTCATGCACAGGAGGAGGCAATGGATTTAGCTGTTTACTTGCAGCGCATTATTGACGACATAAATGACTAAGGACGAAAAGAAATACTTATCCAAAGTTGCTGACTTGGGCTGTATAATATGTTATAGGCAGGATAATGCTGGCACTCCGGCAGAAATTCATCATTGCCGTGGTATCGGTTTGGGGATGGGCGTAAGGAATAATCATTACAATGTGTTGCCACTTTGCCCTTTCCATCATAGAGGAAATGGTGGTTATCACGGAATGGGACGTAAAGCCTTTGAGCGTGAGTACCAAATAACAGAGCGGGAATTACTATTGCAGGTTAAAGGGCTTTTAAATGAAAAAGACGAAGACTGAAAAAAAGATGGGCAAGGTTTACGACGAGTTTAAAGCTGGCAAGCTGCATAGCGGAAAAGATGGCTCTGTTGTTAAGTCTAAGAAACAAGCAGTAGCGATTATGCTTTCCACTGTTGGTAAATCGAAACCATCGAAGAAAGGTTAAAAATGAAAGGCATGAAATCTTGTCCTAAATGCAAGGGCGGCGAATGCAAAGGCGGCAAGGGGTGCATGATGGAAGACAAAGAAGAAAAGAACGGCAAGAAGGGCAAGATCGAGATTGAAATTTCATTGCCGATTCGCGGTCAACGTGCAGCTAAGAACAAAGCGAAAAAGAAATGAGTGCAGCATGGACTAAGAAGGTTGGTAAGAACGCAAAGGGCGGACTTAATGAAACTGGCCGCAAGTCTTATGAGGCTGAGAACCCTGGTAGCAATTTAAAAGCGCCGGTAAAGTCAGGGGATAACCCGCGCAGAGCTAGTTTCTTAGCGCGTATGGGTAATATGCCTGGGCCTGAGAAAAAGCCGAATGGCGAGCCTACAAGACTGTTGCTATCATTGAAAGCATGGGGTGCAAGCTCTAAAGCTGATGCTGTAAAGAAGGCAAGTGCAATATCTACAAGAAACAAGAAAAAATAACGCTATCAAGGTAAAGCTATGGCTGAATCAAAAAGACAATTTACGCAGCAAGAAATAGACAGGATGCTGTATATGCAAGGATTGCAACCACGCTCTACAAGCGACATTGTCCAGTCAAATTTAGCCTCGCAAACAATCAAGCCTATTCCTCAAAATGTATTCCAGAAAATGGCTGGTGGCGCTGGTATAGCTAAAGAAGCAGTAAACAAACTAGGTAACGCGTCAGATCTTGCAAGACTATTCCCGGGCTATCAAGGGAAATCTAACGTAAATATTCCAACTGGCTATAACTTTGCAATGAAGCAAGACCCAATGGGTGGAGTTATCCCTGGCGGTTTGCAAACGCAGCAAGTGAATGTTGACCAGCTACTGAAGGCAATCAAACCTGCTGACGTGTTGGGAATTACTGGGGCGCAGCAAGCTTACAGTGATGTAGGTATGGGTAGGGCGCCTAACCCAATGGATGTGTTAGATGTGGCTGGCTTAGGTGCTACTGGTTTGGGTGCTGGCAAAGGTTTGTTAAGTGCGGCTAAAGCTACTAAAGGTTTGCCTGTAGGTATGAGCATTAAGGATGTTAGTAAAACAGGACTTCCAAGTCCTCAAAGTTTAACTATGCCTGATGTTCCAACAGTTGAGCAAATGAAGCAATTTGGTAGAACTGAAATTGTCCCATTATCAAAAGCAGTAAGTTTTCAAGGTGCAAGGAATTGGGAAAAGTTTAATTCTGGTAAAAGCCCAGGAGATTTAGTTGCTGGCTTTGGGGATAAGCCACTAGCTTTGCGTCTTGAAACTGGTGAATATGTTATTTATGATGGAAATCATAGAACAGATTTAGCATTACAAAAAGGTAAAACCGAATTACCTATGCACGTTATTGATGTAAAGTCATACGATCCTTCAAATGCAGGCAGAAAGCCAGTACAGCCTAGCATGAGTGATGATGAGTTATTGAGCAGCCTGTTAGGTACTGCTGAGACTGGCATTAAAGATGTAAGCGATGACACTTTAAGAATATATAGGGGAAGTTCTGAGCCATCAGATATTTATACTATTGATCCTAATCACACAGAAGACATTTACGGCGGTGTTTTTGGTAGCCCTGAAAAAAAAGTTGCAGAAGGACATGGAACGGTAGGTTTGCATTATACTGATATTCCCCAAAAAGAAATTTTAACAGATTATGATTTAAAATATGAAATACCTTTTAATGAAGTAAAAAATGCTTTAATAAAATCATTCCCAAAAATAAAAAAAGCATCAGATGAAGATTTAGAAATTATTTTTGATACTGTTGTTTATGATGTAGGACAAGATTTAAGAAATTTAGATGACGATCAATTAAATAAATTATATTATTATTTTAATCATTCCAATGATTTAGATAATGATGTTCAAAGAGCTAGAGGAAAATTATCTAATAATTTGGGGTATAAAGCTGTTGAAATGTTTGATGAGACTGGAAGTAGTTATTTAATTTCTCCCGGAGCAACATTTAAAAAAAATGAAGATTAGCGCATAACATCCAAAGGATAGTGCAAAAATGGAAATAGAAGTCAGCAAAGTGCAGGAAGATGCACGAACAGCAAACCTTACTAACATGGGTAAGGGTAGAACTAAGGGAGTGCCTAACAAATCAACGCAGATAGTGCGAGAGGCTATCGCTAATCTGCTAGAGCGCAACGCTGGCAACATGGACAGGTGGCTTAATGAAGTAGCCTCAGAAGACCCGTATAAGGCATTAGATTTGATGAACAAGCTAAGCGAGTACCACATACCTAAGCTGGCTAGGACTGAGGTAACAGGCGCTGACGGTGGGCCACAAATGATGACGGTTACATGGCGAAAATAAGACAATCAATGGCTGACAGATTTGAGGCCAAAGTAGAACGTATTCCATTTATGGGTTGTTGGTTATGGATGGGAGCAACTAACGAACATGGGTATGGTTTAATTGGGCGTGGTCGTAGGGGTCAAGGCAATGAAAAAGCACACCGTACTGCTTATCGGCTTTATCGTGGTGACATCCCAGAAGGAAAGATAGTCCTTCATAAGTGTGGAAATCCTAATTGCGTTAATCCTTGGCATCTTGAGCATGGGACGCATAAAGAAAATACAGCAGACATGATGAGTATGGGAAGGCATTTTCAGCCGAACAATCGAGGAACAAATGCAGCTTGGGCTAAACTTGATTACGACAAAGCCAAGGAAATATTATCCGCTAAAGGTGGCAAAAAAGGAACCGGCACTGCATTAGCTAAAAAGTTTAATGTCAGTAGATCTGCTATTTATCAAATATGGGCTGGTGCAAATTGGGCGAAATAGAAATTCCATACTTGCCAAGGCCGCAACAATTGCAGATTCATGAGGCCGTTGATAGCCATAGGTTTACTGTGGTTGTTGCCCATCGTCGCATGGGAAAAAGTGTTAGTGCTATAAACCATCTTATAAAGGCTGCGCTACAGTGTGATAAGCCTAATCCTAGATTTGCCTATATTGCTCCTACTTACGCTCAGTCGAAGCGTGTTGCGTGGGACTATCTACTTGAATTTACTCGTCCACTTGGTGCTACGGCTAATATATCGGAGCTTAGGGTTGATTTTTGGGGTCGTAGGATTAGCTTATACGGTTCTGACAATGCCGATAGTCTTCGCGGCCAGTACTTTGATGGCGTGGTGCTTGATGAAATTGGAGATCAAAACCCCAAAATCTGGAACGAAGTAGTCCGGCCAGCACTTGCTGATCGAATGGGATGGTGCTTGTTTATTGGCACACCAAAGGGCCGCAATCACTTCGCTGACTTTAGAGACAGGGCGGCTGAGACTGAAGGCTGGAAGCTATTGGAGTTTAAGGCTAGTGAAACAGGTATCTTGGCTGCGTCTGAGCTACGTGCCGCACAGCTAGAGATGGGTGAAGACAAGTATCAGCAGGAGTTTGAATGTAACTTTAACTCAGCAGTGGAAGGCAGCTATTATGGGCAGATTATCAACGATCTTGAAGCGAAGGGTCGCATCACCAATATTGACCGGGATGATCTTTGCAAGTCTTATGTTTCTTGGGATCTTGGCATGGGTGACTCTACTTGTCTTTGGGTTGCTCAGTTGGTTGGCAAGGAAGTTAGGCTTATTGATTGCGTGGAAAACCATGGAGTCGGGCTGGATTGGTATGTCAATTGGCTCAAAGAAAATAGATATGAGCGTTTCGACCAATTCCTCCCACATGACGTTGAAGTTCGTGAGCTGGGAACTGGGAAAAGCAGAAAAGAAATGCTGCAAGAAGCCGGACTGCAAATTACAGTCGCACCAAGACTGTCAGTAGCTGATGGCATCCAGGCTGTAAGACGTTTACTTCCTAGATGCTGGTTTGACCCTAAGACTAAGAGCGGATTAAATGCTATTCGTAACTATCGACGGGAGTTTAATGAGCGCCAAGGTGTTTATTACGAGAAAGCATTGCACGACTGGGCTTCACATTACAGCGATAGTTTTAGATATTTAGCGGTAAGCCTTGACGAGCGGTCGGATTCATGGTCAACGAGTTTGCCAATTAAGACTGGATGGGTTGTATAATACGCAAAAGTTCAAAGGTATAAATATGGATTCATACTCAGTCAAAGGCATACTCGAAGCGGAAATTGATAATGCCATAGGCTTTATTGATACTGAAACGAGTGATGAGCGCACGAAAGCGCTTGAGTATTATTTACGTTACCCCTACGGTAATGAGGTAGAGGGCCGTAGCCAGATCGTTACTGGTGAAGTAGCTGAAGCCGTTGATGGCGCATTGCCTCAATTAATCCGTGTGTTTACTACTACGGAAGACATTGTTTACTTTGAGCCACAGTCGCAGAATGACGAGGAATCAGCTAAGCAAGCCACAAGTTACTGCAACTGG